GGCAGATCTTGACTATCGTATTTACGGCTAGGATGGATTTGACTGGTACCGCCTTGGGCGGTGCAGGTGATGTAAAGAGTGTTCTATTAACAGAATCCTCGTCTCATTTTACTCCAGTTGAAGTATATAATATATCTGAAGATTTAAAGACTGTTAAAATAACAGCTGTGATAGCGGATAAATCAACAGTCTCGCGTGTTCCACTACCAGTATCATTCGTAAGCGCTAAAGATGTTGAACGTGTGTTTAAGATTATTCCATTACGTATTGGATCAACTTCAATGATTATTGACACACCACGTGTGGTGTTTTTATTAATGTACAATGAGTCAATATATGATGACTTCATGCAAATTAAAAATGTGCCAGCATTTGAACCAAGCGTTACAATGCATAGAGTAGAGGCTGTATTCTCGTTAATGCAAAAATATTGTTGCAGTATGTTAGATGGAGTTCCAACATACTCTACCACTGTCGCGGACATCCCAGTGAAGGCAGTCACGATGTCTGAGTTCGGTGATAGAGATATGGATGAATTAGCAAATTATTTAAATACTGAATATGAAATATTATCGGCGCAGGCTCAAAATAGAGCCTTATATGTGAGGTCGGCGGCAATAGACGTTCCATTTCCTTTCGGGGATGATTTGAATAATGCCGACGTAGAACGGAAAAACAATTATCATCAATATCGGGTACCATTCCACAGCCTTGAACTTGCATTGTATCAATTAGCTGGTGAATTGTTGAGGACACAGTATTGTCACCCGACGGTTGCGCTTGAATTTTTAAGGCGTCGGGCCCCGCCATTCTTGACCGTAGAGGACTCAGTTGCTGAACGGATGATGCGTGCAGGATCCGGGGTATTAATGCCGAGACCAGTCATGGAATTGCTTGACTATACGCTGGTCTATAGATCACCACTGGCGTTGTCACGTCTGGCGACTAGGTTAAGTTCGAAGATTTCGATAAAGTTACACATGCGTATGGTAACCGAAGTACAAAAAACAATTTCAGACATGCTTGGAGTTTCAAGTAGTACATCGACGTTATCGACTTCATCTATACAAAGTCTGAATCTGATTGGAGTCGAGAATTTGACTTTATATATGGCACGGTCATTATTAAATCCGAATTTTGCATACGCTCAAATAAGCGAATTAACTGGTTTGGCGTTTGAAGATTTCGTATATGGATCTTGTTTGTTACTTATCCAAGCGATGCTTCCACCATCTGCGATATTGGCATCTGATAGGATAATGATAAATAATAGGCTTGCATATTTTCTAATCCGTTACATAGCAATGCCAGCCACATATGATAGATTGACGGCTAATAATGTGGTGCCCCACTATTATAATCACGACAGATGGCAAATAACAACAGTAGATTATTTAGTGGCTATATACACTAATCTACTTGCAGGAGAGAGGAGACTAAATGAAGTAATAAGGCTCTATTTCCGGGGTCAAGTACCAGTAGCCGTTAATGCAATAAATATACCTGCTGCTCAAACAGCTTATAAGATAGATGAAAGGCAAAGTATATCTGCTCCATATTTGTTCGGAGCTCCAATCAACGCCATGGCTCCAGACACGAGACTGTTAGAGTTCAAAAATGGATTAAATTTACCGCCTAGATCCCCAATTCTGCCAACGAACATTGAAGGTGCGAACGTTATAAGTTTGCAGAATTTAATGAATAAAGTTGACGTTATTAACGCCATATATCTAAGTGGCTTTGGAAGAGAAACGCCATCAATGTGGATCAGAAATGCATCAATAAATACTGCATACTTAACTAAACTAATATCTGATGTTAGTAACTTGAGCGCAATATATGAAGCGGTGCTAGCAAACACTTACGCCAATGCGATAAATGTGTATTGCGATACGGAATACCACCCTGAGATTCCGTTAAATTGGGAAATTCCATACACTATTAAGCCGAAAGACTTCTTGTTTGCAGTATTTGGACTAATACCAATGTATCAATTGAGTACTGAGGCAGTTCCTGATTTTTTCGCAGGAAGTGAGGACATACTAATACTGCAACTAATACAGGCTGTTTATAGAATGTTGGGTCAACGATTAGGCGCTGACCCAACTCAATATTTTCATCTGGAAGAAGTATTGAGTTCTGTATCTAGAATTGTGTCTATATTGACACATACCTCAGTGGATGTAAAAATATATTTTACTGATTCGCCGCATTCATTGACATTCAACAAACCTATATGGGATAGATTTATTAGGCGGGTAGAACAAGCACAACTACCGCCACTATATGATATAATTTTCCAGCAAATTAGCAATGTGTATACATTATTACAAGGTATGCAGGATCTGTTACCTATATGCGATTACTTTTATATAGCGCGTAATTGCGGATGGGTAGCTAGAGGATCGAGTGAATCAATAATAGCGGCTACGTCTATATACTCTAACCAAGCGGTAGTGCAGAGTGAAATAAACTCATTTACAGATGCATGTAACTTAAGATTACGTGCTCGCAGGGTGGACAATGTATCATTAACGACGGATTTAGATGATATGTTTTATAATTTATCATCTATAAGTTCAGATGAATTTGTAAGATCTGACGCACGCGGCAGGACACAGTTACGTGTAGCGGCAGTTCCAGTAATTAAAGTAAATATGCGAGCGCGTTACGTGCTAAACATTCGGACTGAAGATGGAAACATGCTTAGAAAGCCCGAGATTAAAAAGATGATGTATAGCGACTTCATTGACTTTCTAATGAAGCATCAAAAAGAGCCACATGCTCCAATTATCGAAATACCTATAACTATTGGATTAAATAATATTGGAGCTACAACGAGTACGGCTATAAGAAGTGACAGTAAAACTGTAGATGAATATTTTAAAGCTTACCTAGGAGCTCAAGTTGTGATTCCAATGGATGCAATAGTCATAGAGCAGTTAGGATCATTTGATGAGCTGAGGAATAAACTTTCCAACAATGTGGTAACACGCGATAAGACATGGGAGATTTGGAACGATGTAGAAGCATCTTATGTTCCAATCGGAAATCATCCAGTTCAGTTGGATCCAATCGGTCATCCTGCAGAAATCTAGTGCGTTATCAGAATGATCCAAAGAGTGTCCGGGGAACTCGCCTAGTTGACGCTTGCGGTTATGGTAGTTAAAGATATATGAT